GGTACATCCAACTTCTACATGACTACGCTGAACACTGGAACATCAGTGGTTCAAGTCTCTCCTGCAACGATTGCTGCGGCTACCGTTGCTTCTAAGACCAACAACGTAGGAACAACTGACGCAATCATCTACGGTACGTTCACAGCAGCTACTGCTGATGCAACTGCGGGTTCAATCGTTGTGTCGGTTACATACACTGTCCGTGACTCTGACGGTTCTGCTAACCCAACCGCCACTCAACAATAATTGATCTGGGGGGCTTCGGCCCCTTTTTAAAAGGAGATTGATTATGCCAATGCAGACGGATGTACAAGCGGCGCACTTAAGTGCGGCGGGTTCTTACTATGTAGGACGCACACGGTTGAAGGGTATTGTTGTCAGTCCTAAAGCCAGCACAGCCTCAACATTTGAGATTAGAAACGGAAGCGCTACAGCAGCCGTTCTTTACACAATGGATATTGCAAGTCTTGCAACGCCAAACACGTTCTATGTCTTAATTCCCGGCGAGGGTATTTTGGCCTCTACGGGGCTACATTTAACAACAAGTGTTGGTACGGTAACAGGTATCACAATATTCTATGGCTAAGAAGACTCCCTCCCTTGCGATTGGTCGCGGTGAAAAGCTACCAGCTTCAAAGGGGGCGGGCTTGACTGCCAAAGGCCGTGCTAAGTACAACGCAGCAACAGGAAGCAACTTAAAGGCTCCACAGCCCCAAGGCGGCCCGCGTAAGAAATCGTTCTGCGCTCGTATGTCCGGTATGCCCGGCCCGATGAAAGATGAAAAAGGTAAGCCTACCCGCAAGGCGGCTTCTTTAGCAAGATGGAAATGTTAGGAGTAAATCATGGATGAAGACTATCAATTACCCAACGAAAATTCTTTCAGAATAAGCAAAGATGCGGCGGGCAATCCTGTCTATACGCACAATAATGTTGCTTTGCCCAAAGACGTTTTTGACCAAAGAAGTCAGGCGTCTACAAATGCAATCAATGCCATGGATCAGGCCTCTAAAAATGAAATCAATGCCATGAGAAATAGCGTTACGCCCGGTTTTGATGATGATCCAGACATGATGGCTATGCAAGCAAAGGTTCAGGCAAAACAAGCCGCAATCCAGGCCGCAAAGAAGCCAATCAAAAAAGCAAAAGGTGGGGCAATTAAAAGTTCGGCTTCTAGGCGTGGCGACGGCATTGCCCAGCGCGGCAAAACAAAAGGGCGGATGTGCTGATGGACCTAAACACAATCTGGTCAGCTGCACTGTCTCTTGTAATGGGGGCAGTGTGGTTCTTCATTCGTGAAAAGTTTGAAGAGCTGTCCCGCCTAAGTATTTTGTTGAACAAAACACGCGAGGAGATTGCCCGTGATTACGCAACTAACGCAGAAGTGCAGAGAATTACTGACCACATTGACCAGCGCTTTAACCGGCTTGAAGCAAAAATTGACCAGCTTATTCAAGCGGGGAAGTGATGCCGAGCACAAGTAAGAAGCAACACAATTTCATGGAAGCCGTGGCCCACAGCCCGGAATTTGCCAAGAAAGCAGGAGTCCCACAGTCTGTGGGCAAAGAATTCAGCAAGGCCGACAAAGGCAAAACATTTAAAAGAGGTGGTGAGATGGCAGAATCTAAAGCAATGATGAAGAAAGAAGTTTCTTTCATGAAGAAAAAAGGCGCTCCCGCCTCTATGCTCAAGCATGAATCTGCTGAGATGGAAGGCATGAAAAAGGGCGGCAAGATCAAGAAGATGGCTATGGGCGGTATGACTGCTCCTGCGCCAGCTGGTGCCCCTATAGACCCCCGTAAAGCCGCCATGATTGCCAAGGCAATGCGCGGTCGCCGTCCAGGTATGGCGCCAGCTGCTGCAATGCCTCCTGCTGCTCCTGGTATGAAAAAAGGTGGAGCTGTCTATACCCGTGCAGCTGATGGCGTAGCATCTCGCGGCAAAACCAAGGGCACCCAGATCAAGATGGCCATGGGCGGCAGCACCAAGAAATATTGTTAATTTGACTATAACAGTAGTTACAGTGGAGTAATCATGGGACGCTTTACAAGACATGGAATGGACGATCAACCGCTTGAGGGTGGCGGTCGTGGCGGCGGTGGCGGAAGTGGAGTAGGCGCTAAAATTGCAGGCGCTGGAATAACCGGCGCTGTACTTGGAACCGCTTATAAAGGGCTGGAAAAAGCGCAAAATAGGGCTGATACCGCTCAAGCTGAAAAAAACCAAAAAGAAAAACAAATGGTTCAAGAAGCTGACGATGCCAAGATGCAGACCAAAAAAGACAAGGCCTACAACGCTGCTAAAACCTATCCTGAGAACTTTGCAAAAGGCGGAACTGCATCTTCTCGCGGGGATGGCATTGCCAAGCGCGGTAAAACGCGCGGAAAGATGTGTTGATATGAGAGTTTCACGCGGCATGGGGGATATCAATCCCTCTAAGATGCCTGGTTCAAAGCGTAAGGCTCGCCGGGATAATACAGACTTCACTGAGTACGCTAAGGGTGGTGAAGTTTGGGATAAGCCGCGACCTGACTCTCTTGGCGCCCCCAAGAAGCTATCTCCAGGCAAAAAAGCTAAAGCCAAAGCGGCAGCCAAGGCAGCTGGTCGGCCATATCCTAATTTGATTGACAACATGAGGATGGCTAAATGAGCACTACAGGCTCAACAGCATTCAACATGGACTTTACGGAGCTCGCTGAAGAGGCTTGGGAACGTGCTGGCCGTGAGATGCGTAGTGGATACGACTTGCGTACAGCGCGTCGGTCAATGAACCTGATGACCATTGAGTGGGCAAATCGCGGGCTGAATATGTGGACTATTGAGCAAGGCATGTTCACCATGACGCCTGGTCTAAACACATACGCCCTGCCATCTGACACCATAGACCTGTTAGACCATGTTATTCGCACCGGTGCCAATGTGGCCTCTACCCAGGCCGACCTGAGCATTACCAGGATCAGTGTGTCGACCTATGCCACCATCCCAAATAAACTGACCCAAGGTCGCCCTATCCAAGTTTGGATTCAACGTCTATCTGGTGAAGTTAACCCTACCGACTTGGCTTTAAACGGCGCAATAACAGCCACTGATACAACAATTACGTTGGACTCTGTTGTTGGTCTGGCTGCCTCCGGCTACATCCGACTGGATACTGAAGACATTTACTACACTTACATTGATGGCAATTCTTTGGGCGGTGTATTTCGCGCGCAGAACAATACAACGGCAGCAACACACATAACCTTGACTGCTGTTTACGTTCCGCAGCTGCCCGCTGTAACTGTTTGGCCAACCCCAGATTCATCGCAGACTTACCAGTTTGTTTATTTCCGCTTGCGTCGGATTCAAGATGCTGGTAGCGGTATCCAGACCCAGGACATGAACTTCAGGTTCTTGCCGTGCATTGCTGCTGGCCTGGCCTACTACATAGCCATGAAACAACCAGAACTGCAAGGCCGTATGGATATGCTCAAGGCTATCTACGACGAACAGTTCAACCTAGCAGCAGGCGAAGACCATGAGAAAGCCACCTTGCGCTTGGTGCCTCGCATGGCCTTTATTGGCGGAGGCGCTATTTAATGACAACGCCATACGCATCAGGTAAATACTCAATTGCTGAGTGTGATCGGTGCGGGCAGAGATATAAACTTAAGCAGCTCAAAGTTGAAATCATCAAGACAAAGCTGTACCAGCTAAAGGTTTGCCAATCCTGTTGGGATCCTGACCAACCTCAGTTGCAGCTTGGCATGTATCCAATCAATGATCCACAGGCTATTTATCAGCCAAGACCGGATACCACCTATGTGGCAGCAGGTGTTAACTTGAGTGGATATCCAACCGGTGGATCGCGGGATATTCAATGGGGATGGGCGCCAGTTGGTGGTGCGCAGCAATTTGACAGCGTTTTGACGCCAAACTACTTGGTGGCAACGGCAAGTGTTGGTACAGTCGCTATATCGGTAACATAGGAGTTAAAAATGGACAAGAAACAAGTGAAAAGAATTGCTGATGTTGAAGCAAAAAAAATAGTAAAGGGTCACGAAGGCCGTATGCACAAAATGGCAAAAGGCGGTGTGACCACTGACCAAATGAAAGCTGTTGGGCGTAATATGGCCCGCGCTAATAATCAAGGGAGCAAGTAATGGCCAAGTTCAGCGACAAACGAATGGGTAAAGAAGTTGGTGATGCCCGCGTCTACGCAAAGCCCCATACTATGTCTGGTGGCGCTGCTAAGACAGATGTGCCCACAGAAAGTGGCGCTCAATTCATGACCCAAATGAACCCGTCAGTTGGCGGGATTAGCAAGGGAAACTACCCGGCCACTAAAACCGACGGCATTAAAATGCGCGGCACTGGTGCAGCTACAAAGGGTGTGATGTCTAAAGGCCCAATGGCTTGAGATTTACATGACATACACCGAACTGATCACCGCTGTTTCTGATTACTGCGAAAACACGTTCCTAAATACTCCGTCACAACCGGATATGGATACGATGATTCGTCAGGCGGAGCAGCGCATTTTCAATTCTGTTCAGGTAGCGTATTTTAGAAAAAACATGCTTGGGACTTTGACAATTGGCAATAAGTATTTATCCACACCAGATGATTTTTTGTCGCCATATTCTTTGGCTGTCATTGAGGACTACGGCACAGCTCAGGAAAATTATCTTTTCTTGCTGAACAAGGATGTAAACTTTATTCGAGAGGCGTATCCAGGCCCTGCCGATACTGGACTTCCTAAGCATTATGGAATCTTTGGCCCTACAACAACAGCTGGTCCAACCCCAACCATTACCAATGAGTTGACGTTAATTTTGGGACCATCGCCTGATGCAGCCTACAAAGTTGAGATGCATTACTATTACTATCCTGAATCAATTGTAGATTCAACTACCGGTCATTCTTGGTTAGGCGATAACTTTGACATTGCTCTTTTCTCCGGAACAATGATGGAAGCCATTACCTACATGAAGGGCGAGCCAGATCTGGTTGCTTTGTACAAAACACGGTACGAAGAAGCAATGTTCCTGCTCAAGAACTTGGGTGACGGCAAACAGCGTATGGATGCATACCGCGATGGACAAGTGAGAAACCCTGTCATATGACAATTGTTCAAACCCAAACCACCAGCTTCAAGGCGGAGCTGTATCAGGGCATCCACGATTTGGACACAGATGTGCTCAAGATTGCCTTATACACAGCCAACGCGGACTTGAACGCAAGCACAACAGCCTACAGCTCA